AGATGGCGCTCTTCGCGCTGGTAGTCTTAATCTTACTGGCTCTGGGACAGCTCTTGATGTTGATGCCAATGCCAATATTGATGGGACCCTGACTGTAGATGGTCAGATTATCTCTCAAGTTACTTCTGGTCCTGCTCTGGTTATTCCTACCACTGCTAAGATCAACAACCTGAATGCTGACCTTCTGGACAGCATGACAACTGCAAGTTCAAACACTGCAACTACAGTTGTTGCTCGTGACTCTAGCGGTGACTTCGCTGCTAATCAAATCACTGCTGCTAGTGGTGTAGGCGCTGCTGCTGGTTTCTTAGGTAACGCTTCGAGTGCAGATATCCTCAAGACAGCAAGAACGATTACTGTTGATGGTGTTGTTGATGGTTCTGTTTCGTTTAATGGTTCTGCTGACGTAACTATCAGTACTACCTATAACGATGCGGATATTACTGCTCTGGCAGCACAAAGTGGCACTGGTTATATGGTCAGAACTGCTGCTAACACTTACGCACATCGCACGTTTGCTGTTACAGCATCGTCTGGTATTACCCTGACTAATGCTGATGGTATTTCTGGCAATACTACAATCAACGTTGCTTCTACATCGAGCAACTCAGCAAACAACTTGGTTCTTCGTGATGCTAACGGCGACTTCTCTGCTGGAATTATCACTGCAACTAGATTTATTGGTGAAGGTAACTTTGATCTGGTTGCTCCAACTACGTTAACCAAGGCTATTGCACCAGATACCGACGATTCTTATAATATCGGTCTTAGTAGTGCTAGATATTCAAATATCTATAGTGTCCTCGGTAACTTCTCTGGAGCAATTACTGCAACTGGTGGAGTCGTAGGTAACTTAACTGGTAATCTGTTGGCAGCAACAACAGACTCTAAAGCCATTAGACCAGATACTAATGATGCTTATGATCTTGGTCTTTCAACTCGTAGATGGTCAAATGTCTATAGCACTCTTGGTAACTTCTCTGGATCAATTACTGCAACTGGTGGAGTCGTAGGTAACTTAACTGGTAACCTTGTAGCATCAACAACGGACGCTAAAGGAATTAGACCAGATACTAATGATAGCTATAGTTTTGGTCTTTCAACTCTTAGATGGCAGAATGTCTACAGTGTCCTCGGTAACTTCTCTGGATCAATTACTGCAACTGGTGGAGTTGTAGGTGATCTTACAGGTAACCTTGTAGCATCAACAACGGACGCTAAAGCAATTAGACCAGATACTAATGATGCTTACAATCTTGGTCTTTCAACTCGTAGATGGCAGAATGTCTACAGTGTTCTTGGTAACTTCTCTGGATCAATTACTGCAACTGGCGGTGTCGTAGGTAACTTAACTGGTAACCTGTTGGCAACAACTGCAGAGACTAAAGCTATTAGACCTGATACAGATAATTCATATAATATTGGTCTTGAATCTTATAGATATGCAAATATCTACAGTAATCTTGGTAATTTTGAGGGACTGATTACTGCAACAGGTGGTGTTTCAGGTAATCTTACTGGTAACCTGTTGGCAACAACTACAGAGACTAAAGGTATCAGACCAGATACAGATAACGCTTATGTCATTGGTCTTGGATCCTACAGATACGCGAATATCTATAGCACCCTTGGTAACTTCTCTGGACAGATTACTGCAACTGGAGGTGTTGTAGGTGATCTTACAGGTAACCTGTTGGCAACAACTACAGAGACTAAAGGTATCAGACCAGATACTAATAATGCTTATGTTATTGGTCTCTCGACCCATAGATATTCAAATATCTATAGTGTCCTTGGTAACTTCTCTGGACTGATCACTGCAACAGGTGGTATTTCGGGTGATCTGACTGGTGATGTTACAGGAACAGTTTCTGATATCAGTAACCATGATACTGATACACTCTCTGAAGGTTCTACCAACCTTTACTTTACCGATACTCGTGCTGATGCTCGTGTTGCTGCTGCAACAGGTGCAAACCTTGATCTTTCTGGTAAGTCTACTACAGATCTTTCTGAGGGAACCAATCAGTACTACACCGAAGCAAGAGTTCAGGCAAAACTGGATAACGCATTTGCTCAACTTAGTGCAATGCTTAACAACCTTGCAACTACTACCACTTTGACACTGAACCTGAGTGGTGATCCCACTCCTGGTGCGGTTGTTACCACTGGTGTAAGCAGCGGCGGATTGGGTGGTTTCACTGCAGGAACTGCTGTTGCTACTACTGGTGGCACAGGTTCTGGATTGACTGTCGATACAACAGTTGTTGGTGGTGCAATCACTGCTGCAGCAGTTAACGCTGGTGGTAGTGATTATCTGATCACAGATACAGTCACTATTACTAATCCTAATCTGGGTGGTGTTGCAACCTTCAACTTTGGTGCTTTGGTTGGTGGTACTCAATATACAACTGGCACAGGTCTTGCTACTACTGGTGGCGATGGTTCTAATTTAACAGTTGATATTACTGCTTCTGGCGGTAGCGTTACTAACGTTACTGTCAATGCTGCAGGTTCTGGTTATGCAATTGGTAATACCGTTACCATTGTTCACCCCAATGCAACTGGTATTGCTACAGTCGATACTATTGGTGCAGCAGATGCCTCTAGAACTGCAGGAACTTATAACGTTACTGCATTCAGTACTACTGGTTCTGGAACGAGTTCTGAATTCCAGATTGTTGTTGATGGTTCTGGTGCTGCAACAGTCACAGTTACCACACCTGGAACTGGACATGCTGTAGATGATACCATTACTATTTCTGATGCAAATCTTGGTGGCGGTGGTGCTGCAAATCTCACTTTTGATGTTGCAACTATCTACACGAGTGATGCAACTATTGATCTCTCTACTGTATTCACCAATGCAACTCTGTCTCTGACTGACATCACTACGATGGAAGTCGGTGCAACTGTCACAGGCGCAACCAGTGGCACTACAGGCGTTATTACTGCTCTGGGGACTAACCAGATCACCGTTGATAATGTAAGCGGTTTCTTCAAGTCTGGAGAAGTCGTCAGTGCAAATGATGTCACTACTCTCACTATCTCCACATTCTCCTGATAACTCATGTCAGCAACTAGACCCGCAACTAAAACCGAACTAAGAGATTATGCTCTTCGTCGTTTAGGATATCCTACGATTGACATTAACGTTGCTACTGAGCAACTAGATGACTTGATTGAAGAGGCGATTGATTACTATCAAGAGTATCACTACAATGGTAGTTACAAAGCGTTCATCAAAATTGAGGTAACTGATGCAATTAAAACGGCAGCTCAAACAGGATCCGCTATCTCTGGCACTGATTGGACAGAAGGTAATGAGTATGTATCACTCCCGCCAAACGTCCTCTCTGTTAATCATGTTTATACTGCGATTGGGGCTTCTAGCATTGTTCCTGGGAACATTTTTAACATTAAGTATCAAATCTTTTTAAACGATATCTATGCAATGACGCATGGACATATTCTTCATTATTTTATGACTTCTCAATATCTTGAGACTTTGGATTTTGTTACTAACTCTCAAGCGAATCGTAGGGTCCGATTCAATGAGCATCAGGGTAGACTTTACCTTGATATGAGTTGGGATGAATTGCAAGCAGGTGATTATATTTTAGTTGAAGTTGTAATGCGTCAAGATCCTGATACTTATACTGGCATGTATAACGATGCTTGGTTGAAGGATTATGTTGAGGCATTATTCCAACAACAATGGGGTCGTAACTTAAGCAAGTACGATGGCATTCAAATGTTAGGTGGAGTAACACTTAACGGTCGTCAAATTTTGGATGATGCTTCTAAATTTAAAACTGATTTAGAAGAACAAGTTCGCTCCACATATGAAATTCCACCAATGGATCTGGTAGGCTAATATGGCATTTAATAATTCTCCAGCACAAGACTATGTTTTTAGCAATCATACTAGTTTGCTAAAAGCAAATGGATCTGCTCAAGAGCAGAAGTTTATGGAAAACCTTGTAGTAGAAAGTATCGAAATATATGGGCAAGATATTTACTACGTTCCGAGAGACATTGTTAACCGTGACACAATCTTTGAAGAGGATTCGGACGGTAGATTCTCAAGTGCCAGAGCAATCAGAGCATATGTCAATAATGCTGAAGGATGGGAAGGACAAGGTGAGTTACTTAGCAAATTTGGAATTCGCATCGAAGATAAGACGACGTTTATTTTTTCCCGTGAGAAGTTTAAAGAAAAAGTTGACGACCTTGAAACACTTAATGTCGAAGGAAGACCAAACGAAGGGGATTTAATTTGGTTCCCTATCACAAAGCATTTATTTGAAATCAAGTTTGTGGAGGTGGAGAAACCTTTTTATCAACTTGGTAAAGGTTATGTTTGGGAATGTCAATGCGAACTCTTCGAGTACAGCGACGAAGAAATCAACACAGGCATTACGGAACTCGACGCAATCGAGACTGCCTTTGCAAATGCTATCACAGTTGGTTTGGTTGCAGGTGGCACTGGAGACTTTACCGTTGGTGAGACTGTCACTGGTGGAACTTCAAATGTCACCGCTGAAGTTAAGTCCTGGGATAGTTCTACCAGAACTCTTATTGTTATTAATCGCTCAGGCACATTTACTGTCCCAGAAACCATTACTGGAGGGTCGTCATCTGCATCCTGGACTACCGCTTCATATAATACAATAAATAATATGAACAGCGAGTATGACCAGAACAACGACTTTGAAACTGCCGATAATGATATTATCGATTTCTCTGAGACAAATCCTTTTGGTTCTGTTGGTTCCATTACTGATACTACAATCTGATGTTAGGCACTTATTCATATCACGAAATTTTTAGAAAAACTGTTGTTGCATTTGGAACTTTGTTCAACAACATTGAAATTCGTCGTCAAGACGAAGTAATGAAAGTGCCTCTGGCATACGGTCCAAAACAAAAGTTTCTGGCGCGTCTAGACCAAAACCCAGACCCTACAAACAAAAGAGTGCAAATCACTCTTCCTAGAATTTCATTTGAAATTAAGGGTATTAATTATGATAGTACGAGAAAGGTTTCTCCTACTCAAAAAATTAAAGTTGCAAGTTCGGATAACAGCAAGAACAAGAATGTGTTCATGCCTGTTCCTTACAGCATAGGATTTGAGTTGGCAATTATTTCAAAAAATCAAGAAGATGGTCTTCAAATTCTTGAACAGATTCTTCCTTTCTTTCAACCGCATTATAATCTGTCTTTGAAATTATTACCTGAAATGAGTGAGACAAAAGATTGTCCCATCATTTTAAATAGTATTGACTACGAAGATTCTTACGAGGGAGATTTTGCTCAACGTAGAGCAATCATCTATACATTAGATTTTACTGTAAAAACATATCTCTACGGTCCTGTTACAGAAACCAAGACTATCAAGAAGGCAATTACAGACATGTATACATCTACGGATGTCAATACAGCACCAAGAGAAGTTCGTTATATTACTGTTCCAGATCCACTCACAGCAGATGCTGATGATGATTTTGGATTCGGTGTTACATCACAAGACTTTACTGATAACAAGAAACGCAATCCTGTAAGCGGACAAGATGAGGCAATTTAAACATGGCAAATCCTTTTGATGGACTCAACGATGCTTTTGGAGCAGAACCCTCTGAACTTCAAAAGCATGTAGAGAAAGTGAAACCTACTTTGAAAAAATCTGAAACTGAAGATGTGAGGCAAGACTATGAAGTTAGTCGTGCTCAACTTCACAACTTAGTAATGAAAGGACAGGAGGCAGTTGATGGAATACTTGATGTGGCACGAGCGTCAGATCATCCTCGTGCTTATGAAGTTGCAGGTCAACTTATTAAAAACGTAGCAGATACTGCTGACAAGTTGATTGATCTTCAAAAGAAAATGAAGGAGTTGGATGCTGATGAAAAGAAGTCTGGACCATCTACGGTTAATAACACTATGTTTGTTGGCTCTACAGCGGAATTACAAAAGATGCTAAAGCAACAAAAAGACCTAAATAAAGAAGACACGAATTAACACGACACGACATGGCAACGTTAAGAGTTTTAAGTACTAACGCAATTAGTGGATCTGCAACAGAATATCAAGTTGTTCAAACTGGTTTCTATCGCGTGATTGCAACTGCTGGGGATTCTACTGTATCATTTAATGGTGGTCCTGCTATCACTATTATTCAAGATCAACCTCTTGTTCTTAAGTCTGGTGCAAAACCTGGACAAGCGAGAATTGTAAAAGCAGTTTCTGATAGCACTGCAGATTATCAACTTGGAACTAATCTCGGTGAAATTAGTGATACTCATCCATTCTCTGCTGGAGACTTCATTGCTGTAGAAGATGATAGCACCTCTCCTGGTATCGATTCCAACTTCCTTTCTGCTGGCACCGCTGGCAAAAAGATTACTGCTGCAACAGGAAACACAATCACTACTGATGTCGATTCATCTAGTGCATCTGCTGATTATACTTATGCTTACAGCGGACCTCAAGCAGTCGTCAAACGCTGTGTGAAAATTACTGCTGGTAGTGCTGCTCTTATTGTTGAAGAAGTACAAGTTGTAGGTTCCTGATATGCCAACAGTTAATCAGGAGGCAGACAGAATTGTTAAGGGGATGAAGAAGAATCATCATCGCTTTAAGGAACTCTATGGTAGCAGAGACAAAGAGGTCATGTATGCCACAGCTAATAAACTCGCACAGAAAAAACAAGTGAAACAGAAAACATGGAAGTCTGGTGATGGTTTTAAAGAAGAGAACAAAAGTGGTGATAGTTCTCTGCGCGACTGGTTTAGCAAGAGTAAGTCTTCTGATGGCAAGCCTGGTTGGGTGCAACTCGGTGGTAAATATGCAGGAAAACCCTGTGCCAGGCAACCAGGACAAACAACAAAACCCAAGTGCGGTTCAAGTAAGATGAAACGCAACCTAAATAAAGATGAGGAGGAAGCAGCATTCCGTCGTAAGAATGCTAAAGATCCCAATCCCGATCGTAAAGGTAAGGCAATTAACGTGAAAACAGAAGAAACACAAATCACCGAAGGCGAAAAGGATGCCTGTTATCATAAGGTAAAATCTCGTTATTCTGTTTGGCCAAGTGCGTATGCCAGCGGAGCACTAGTCAAATGCCGAAAAGTAGGTGCAAAGAATTGGGGAAATAAGAGTAAGAAAGAAGAATTTGAAGGACTCAAATCTTTCTCTGAGTTTCAAGCAGAATGCTGGAAGACTCATAAGAAAGTGGGTATGAAAATGAAGGGTGGCAAGTTGGTAAATGATTGCCGTCCTAAAAATGAAGAAGTGACGAATGAAGCGAAGAAATGTTGGAAGGGTTATGAGAAAAAAGGAACCCAAAAACTATTCGGCAAAACGTACAACCGCTGCGTCAAAAAGGAAGAGACGCAAAATGAATCTGCAGCCTGGACAAGGAAAGCAGGAAAAGCAAAGTCTGGAGGACTCAACGAAAAAGGACGCAAGTCTTACGAAAGAGAAAATCCTGGATCTGACCTTAAAGCACCAAGCAAGAAGGTTGGAAATCCCAGGAGGGCATCCTTCTGCGCTAGAATGAAGGGTATGAAAGCGAAGTTAACTTCTAAGAAAACCGCATCAGATCCCGATTCTAGAATCAATAAGTCCCTGAGAGCATGGAATTGTTGACATATTGTTTCAACGTGCTACAATAAATAGGTAAAACCTTACCACGAGGATACTGCAGAAATGACTGATCCAAAAGAAGTATCGTCTTTTTCCATGGAACGGAAAGAGTGCGAGAAGTGTGGTGCCGTTTGGTTGAACGGTCAGCATATGTGGACAGGAACTGGTCAGAAAGGTAACGAATTAGATCTGGCTGGACTCGTTTGCAACAACATTTCAAAAGAAGATCCAGACTACAATAAATGTATAAATGCTAGTCGTGGACAGATAGGTGGACAGACTTGGGACTATCGAAGAGGGTATGTAGATGGTCAATTAGATGCCATGATTCCAAAGTCACAAAACCCTGACATTTAGCATTAAATAATACTTAAGATAAAAACTTCATTGAGTAAATAGTCTTAGATGCTATTTAACTTAATGAAGTTTTTTATTGCTTTATTCGCTTCATTGTTCCTTGCCCTCCCTGCATGGGCTGTAGATGTTCAGATGGGTTCCAATGGTAATCTTGTGTTTGATCCTGCAGAGGTTACTATCTCTGCTGGCGAGTCTGTTCATTTTGTTAACAATATGCTCCCTCCTCATAACGTTATCGTTGAAGATCATCCAGAGTTAGGTCACGAAGCCCTTGCAATGATGCCTGGTGAAGAGTTTGATGTTGCTTTCCCTGAGGCAGGTGACTATACTTATTGGTGTGGTCCCCATAAGGGTGCTGGCATGGTAGGTACGATTCACGTCGAATGAATCCAAATCAAAAAAGAGAATTTTACAAATCACTCAGAGAGAGGATTAATCAATTACGGATGAATCATCTCTTTGAGGAACCATGTCCTCTTTATGAACCAGAGTGGGAAGAAGACTACTATTGGGACTGTCGTTTAACCTACGATCACGAAGAAGATGAAGAAACTCAATGAGGTTGTTCTAAACATTACGGTTGCCATACTCGATTTCTTGTATAAGGGTCGAGATTATCAAAGGTTTTGGGTGCTTGAAGAGATTGCTCGGGCACCCTATTTTGCGTTTTTAAGTGTGTTACATTTTCGTGAAAGTATGGGACTTCGTGGTCCTGAACACCTATATTTGATGAAAGAACATTTCGACCAATCAATCAATGAAACAGAACATTTGGAATATATGGAAAGCAGGGGCGGTAATACTTATTTTATTGATCGCCTGCTCGCCAGAAGCCTCGTTCTTATCTACTATTGGGTCAATGTATTTTATTATTGGTTGGCTCCTAAGTGTGCATACCATCTCTCATACGAAGTAGAGATTCATGCTGCAGAAACTTACGCTAAGTATCTTGCAGTAAATGGACCTGATGAAAAAATCTTGGAAATTCTCAACGATGAACTCAATCATTCAAGAGAGCTACATAATGCAATGGAGATGATCAAATGAAAATGAGATTTCCCCATGATGATGAACCTGAAGATCCAACAGCAAATGATTGCAATTACAACTTCCCACAGATGTTGTTTGCTTTCTGCCTTGGATTCGTAACTATGTTTGTCTTATTTGTAGATGAACTACAAGACTTCAAAGGTTGCCCACTTCCAGAATACTTTCAAAAGGAGTTAAATGACTAAGAAATTTTTTCCCGACTTTTCTCAGCAAGACTATGACAAAATCATAGAATGTGTTGAGCATCGCCAAGGACACTATATGGTCGGGGATGCTGTATATAATGAACTTGGCGCACTTGCATCAGAACTAAAACATCGCCGTCAATCGGCAAGACCATTCGCGTGTTGAATTATGAAAGTAGGAATGATTGGATTAGGTCGTATGGGCGAGGGTATGTCT